TGAAATCAATAAAAATGAAGAGATCCAACAAGGATTCATGAAACAAGGATTGATTATGGAAGGCGGCGCTTTTGGACATATGAGTCATCCAATCGACAATCCATCATTTACATTTAATGATTTGATTACTTTAGTAGACCGGTCATTGAAAGGTGAACTGGATATTGAAGGCCCGGTACAAGAAAAGTTAGATGGACAAAACTTAATGGTTACGTATAAAGATGGAAAATTGGGTGCTGCACGAAATAAATCAACAATTCTAAATCCAATGTCGCTTCAAGATGTAGCAAGTAAATTTGCAGGTCGTGGGAATATTACAACAGCATTTGTGGAGGCAATGCGCGATTTACAAACTGCATTAAAAAATATACCAGAAGATACGCTAAACACGTTATTTAAAAACGGTCAGCGTTTTCTTAATATGGAAATATTATTTCCTGGTACTCGAAATGTTATTGATTACGGGCAAGCTGCGTATTTAGTTTTGCTTGGAATGGTAGAATTTGATGAAAATGCCAAACCAGTAAAAAATATGCCACAAATAGCAAATCAACTTCAAAAAGTAATAGAAAAAATAAATGCAAGTCAGCAAGATACATTTTCTATTATTGCACCCAAAGTTTTAAAATTGGCTGCAACTGATGATTTTGATAAAAAGTCATCTGAGTTTAAAAGCCGTCTTAGCAAAATAGCAAACAGCGCAGGATTAAGTACAAATGCAACTATTGGTGATTATACAGATTCTATGATTGGTCGAGTAATTGATTCAAAATTCAATGTATCAGATGAACTGAGAGATGCTCTAATAGCTCGATGGTCTAGGGGAGACAAATCAGTTAGATTAACAAGATCAGTTTTTGGGGATGAATTTGAAAAGATACGTGAATTCGATCGCAATGAACTGAAATCGCTTTATAAAAAAATAAAGGCACCGTTAGAATCTGTAATGTTGGAATTAGGACTTGAAGTATTATCTAATATCAATGACTTTCTAACAGCAGCACCTAATGAAACTATTGTGCAGATTAAAAAGCGAATACAATCACTGATTAAAAAAGCCAAGGGTAGCAAAGATCCAGCCGTATTGGATGCAGTTACAGCACATTTAACTAAATTGCAAAATTTGGGTGGTTTTAAAAATATCGTACCGGCGGAAGGAATTGTATTCAATTACAAAGGCAATTTAATGAAGTTTACAGGCACTTTTCAACCTATCAATCAATTATTAGGAATTTTCCGGTTTAAGAGATAAGTAAATTTGATTTTATTTTATATTTATTATTAAAAAGGAACAAAATGGATAAAAGCAACATCTATAAAGGAATTAGCAAGCACCTTGAGTCTACTCTAAAAAAAACACAGTTAGCGGAACAAAGAATCAATCAAAGCACAATGCAAGAAGCCGAAAAACCAAACTACGATGATTCTGTTAGTGATTTTAAAAAGAGTAAAGTTGAGCGATTTTTCAAAAGATTAAATAACTCGTCGATTAAAAAATTGATGGATTTTAAAACCGATCAAGAAAAAGCAGAAGCAATAGCAAAATTCGCGGAATTTGTAGGTGTACCAAGATCAAAATTATCTTCAGTAGTTTCTCAACTCCGTGGTTTAACACAAAATAAATAAATGGCAAAGTTACAAAATATAAAAGCTATTCGGCAGATGTTGGATGGCACACATTTCACACAAACTCGACAGACTGTTGGTTTTTCTGATGCTGAAGCAACAAAGGAGCGCAATAAAAAACGAGAAGTGGGAGAAAAATGGCCAGAATTAGATGCAGAAGGCAATGTTATTGCAATTTGGGAACAGAAGCAAGGTTATCGAATTAAATCTTCGCCGAATGCGGAAGAACTAAGAGCGGCTCGTGAATACATCCAACAATATCCAAATTGTTTAGATGATTGCCGAACAAAGGAATATGATAAATTAGATAAGAGGTTTCGTGCTAAATTTGGAAGATGTGCAGATTGCCAATTTCGTTTGGAAACAAAAATGAAATTCGAAGGTACATTTAAAGATTATGAACGCAAGCAAATGTTAGCTAATGCAACTGCATTTTTTGAGCAAGCAGATAAAGAGATCGAAATTGTAGTTGATCATATGTCAGGCAAGCACGGATACGTTAATCAGGATGGTAGTGCTGAAACTTGGGAAGGAGATGCAGCATCTGCTGAGAAGTTGCGTGAAGAGTATTATGCATATAAAAAAGTTGCGTTGGATACATTAAAAAATTATAAGTGATATGGCAATAAAAATCGAAACAGAATCAAAAAAAAGTGGCATTTGGAACATTGTAATATTAGTGTTAATTGCAATAAGCCTTGTTGTATTTGTAACCTATAATATATTGGATACAACATACGATTTCAAAAAATTAAAAAAAGAAATTAATGGTGTAATTGATTCGACCTCAATAATCAGTGCACATATTGAGTTAATAGAATCTGATAAAATCATTACATTGCAGGAGATCGAAGACTTGAAAAAGGAATTGATTACGTTAGAATATGAAATGCGAAATAGTGCAAATACAAATTCGATAGAATTGGAACGTGCATTGGAAATATTAAAAGGGCAATAAAATGCGAATATTTTTGGAATTCTGGTTATTTTTTTGTATATTAGTATTAACTTCTAATATGCAACTATTAGGTCAGGAGACATCTGATTCAATAAAAGTACCTAAGAGCCTTCTTATTGAATCTGCCAAAAAACTAAAAAACTATCAAATGTTAGATAGTGTACAGACTCTGCAGATAACGAGTTTGAAAACACAGATTACAAAATTTGAACAATTATCAGTGCAGAATAATCAAATTCTTGCATTAAAAGATCAAGAAATATTAATGTATAGATCATTATCTGAGCGATTCCTAAAAATACCAGCCTTGGATGAAAAGTGGTATCAATCAAAAACATTTAATTTCATCTCTGGAGTAGTGGTTGGCGCTATTGTGATATATTCCGGTGCATACATAGTATCAACAATTAGATAAATACAATGAAATATGCCGGCAAAAAAGAGCATTCGAGAATTAGTTAAATTAGAACTGTCAAAGTGTACAAATGACTATGCGTATGCAATAAAAAAATATTTCAAAATTCAGCACGCTCTTAAAGGCAAGATTTTATTTGAATTATTTCCATTCCAAGAAAAGACTCTTGCCGAGCTCATTAAACACAGATTTAATATTATACTGAAATCCCGACAAATGGGTATTTCTACATTATGTGCAGCATATGCATTAATTAATATGCGGTTTCGTAGTGATTACAAGGTATTAGTAATAGCAACAACTCAAGATGTCGCTAAAAATTTGGTTCATAAAGTTAAATTAATGCATCGAAATTTACCGTCTTGGTTACAAGAAAGGGTGATTGATGATAATAAATTGGAGTTTACATTAGGGAATGGATCAAGTATTAAAGCAGTATCGTCATCACCAACAGCTGGTAGATCTGAAGCGTTATCATTGTTAATAATTGACGAAGCCGCATTTGTTGATAATATTGAAAAAATATGGGCATCTGCACAGATGACTCTAGCAACGGGTGGTGATGCTATTGTATTATCTACTCCAAATGGCGTTGATAATTTGTTTCATAAATTGTGGACTGACGCAGAAATGGGCACAGCAGCAGATGGCTTAGATCCGTTCAATCCAATTAAATTGCATTGGTCACTACATCCAGAAAGAGATCAAGCATGGCGCGATCAACAAACATTGCATTTGGGTGCAAAACTTGCAGCTCAAGAATGCGATTGTGATTTTTTAACATCAGGTCATTCAGTAATAGATGGTGAAATAATAAAATGGTATGAAGACAATGTTGCAAAGGAACCATTAGAAAGGCGTGGTGTTGACGGAGATTATTGGATATGGGAATATACAGATTATACAAAACCATATATTGTTTCTGTTGATGTGGCACGTGGTGATGGTAGTGACGATTCATGCATTCAAGTATTTGATGTTGAAGGAATGACGCAAGTTGCTGAGTATATAGGTAAGGTATCACCTAGGGATTTAGGGAAAATGGCCGTTGCAATAGCCACAGAATATAATACAGCAATGCTCGTAATTGAGAATAAAAATATAGGATGGGATACAGTACAAGAAGCAATCGATATGGGATATAGCAATATTTATTACAGTTATCGATCTGATGTATATGTTGACCCGGTAAAGCATATATCAAAAGGATATGATCTAAAGTCAAAAAAAGACAAAGTTCCTGGTTTCACAACCAACACAGCTAATCGACCCATGATTATTTCAAAGTTGGAGAGGTATTTTGCTGAAAAATCACTAACAGTATATTCTAAAAGATTGTTATCACAATTATATGTATTTGTGTGGTTAAATGGTAAAGCACAAGCAAGAGCAGGCAGAAAAGATGATGCAGTTATGGCATTAGGTATTGGGTTGTTTGTTAGGGACACTGCGTTAAAATTACAAAGCATTGGGATAGATATGACAAAAAAGGCATTACAGCATACACATAAAAAAGTCTATACAACTAATCATCGAAGTGCTAATGATCCGTGGACAATGTCCGATGGGAAAGGTAATACGATATCAACAAAATGGTTGTTGTAAATAAAAATAAAAGAAAATTATGTCGCAGATTAGAAAAACAATAAATCGATTATTTAACCAAAAGGTTATTGTAAAATATCTACCTTCTGGAAAAATAACAACGATTGATTATGATCGATTGCAGTCAATTGGAAATACGATCAATTCAAGATACAAATCAATTCATACCCCTAAAAGGGAATTTGGGTATGGATATGGAGGATATCAAAATGATATAGATAAGCTTGATGCTGAACGAAATCGTGTATATATGGAGTATGACCAAATGGACAGTGATGCCATATTATCTGCAGCACTTGATATATATGCAGATGAATGTACTGTGAAAAACGAACATGGCCAAGTTTTGGCAATCCATAGTGATAACGATTCTGTAAAGCGATTATTGCATAACCTGTATTATGATATCATTAATATCGAGTTTAATTTGTGGCATTGGATTAGGTCATTGTGTAAGTATGGTGATTTTTTCCTCTATCTAAATACACGATCTGCATTAGGAATTGTTGATGTTGTTCCAATACATCCGAGTTTATTAAAACGTGATGATTTTACAGGAGACAATGAAAACGAAACTGTATACAGATATTCAGGTAAATCTTCATATTCTTCATATATGAAAGATGAGGATGAGTTCAAATATCATGAAATTGCGCATTTTAGGGTATTAACAGATACTAATTTTATACCGTATGGAAAATCATTGCTGGAAGGTGCCCGAAAAATTTGGAAGCAATTAACAATGATGGAAGATGCAATGTTAATTCATCGTATTATGAGAGCTCCGGAAAGAAGGGTATTCAAAATAGATGTCGGAAACCTTCCTGCAGAGTCAATCGATGGATATATTGAAGAGATTGCTAATTCTATGAAAAAGATACCGTATATGGATACTGAAACGGGTGATTATAATCTGCGTTTCAATTTAATGAATATGCTTGAAGATTTTTATTTACCAACCAGGGGTGGTGACAGCGGCACAGAAATCGAGACGTTACAGGGGCTGGGCAACGAAGGTAGTTTAAATGACATTGAATATTTGCAAAAAAAGCAAATGGCTAATTTAAAAATTCCTTCAGCGTATTTAGGATATGACGAAGGTGTTGATGGTAAAGGTACACTCGCAGCAGAAGATATTAAATTTGCTCGGTTTATAGAAAGAATTCAGAAGATTGTAGTATCTGAGTTGGAAAAAATAGGGCATATACATTTGCGAATGCAAGGATTATCTGCAGCAGATGTTTCTGAATTCTCCTTGAGTTTAACTACGCCATCTATAATATATGAAAGGCAAAAAGTTGACCTGCTTAATGAAAAGATGGGATTAATTGAAAAGATGCGTGAGTTAAAATTCTTTTCAAAAAAATGGATATATGAGCAAATATTTAATATGACTCCGGAAGAATGGGAAGAACAACAAGAATTAATTCTGGGTGATATAAAACGAGATTTTAGAGAAGAACAAATTGCTAAGGAAGGTAATGATCCAGCAATATCTGGTAAAAGTTATGGAACACCACATGACATCGTGTCGATGCAATTAGCATCAAATCTGACAAAACAAGATCCTGTAGATATCAAATCACTATACAAAAAAGACGGCCGCGAGAATAATCCAGGCAGGCCTAAAAAATACGGTTCATTTGAACGTGATCGAGATCCAATATATGGAAGAGATCCATCTGGTCGAAAGGAATTTGAAACAAAACTCCAAGCATCATACGATCTTGAGAAAGTTATAAATTCAATTAATAATAAAGTTGTAAATCTCCGGGAAGAAAATCAAGAAGCGACTTTAGATATTTTAGACGAAAATCAATTAGTGCAGGACGATTGAGTTAATTTATCACTACTTATATAAGTATAGGATATAATTGTAAGTTATTGAATTATTTAAGCGTATGAACAAAAAAGTAAAACATAATAAACTTAAGAATACCGGTATACTTTTCGAGTTATTATCAAAACAAGTAGCAACCGATATTCTTTCCAATAAAAAGAATGCTTCTTTAGATTTAATAAAAAAGTATTTCAAAGCAGGATCAGTATTACAAGAAGAATTAAGTTACTATCATATGTTGCTTAATAAAACAAATCAAAAACCAAGCACTGCAAATAAATTATTGGATATTATTTTAGAAAGGCAGTCAAAGATAAATACAAATGAGCTAAAAAGAGAAAAATACAAGTTGATATCCGAGATTAAGAAACACTATGATATTGACAGTTTCTTTGATTCAAGAATTTCCAATTACAAATTATTAGCGTCTATTTATAAATTATTTGAATATTCCGGAAAAGACACCGTAGTATCACATTTAAATAGTTGCGATACAGTTCTTGAGCATCTAACAGCGGAAAAAAATAATATTGTAGAAACAAAACAAGATCCCGAATTATCACCAGTTGTATTTAAATTAATTGTTGAGCGATTTAATAAAAAATATAAAACATTAAATCAAAAACAAAAAACATTGATAAATCGTTTTATTAATGAGAATGTGTCTACTTCCGAATTTCAACAATTCATTTATTCTGAAGTTGATTATATTCGAAATACGCTGACTTCGTTAACAGAGCAAACATATGATGTTCCACTCAAAATAAAATTAACTGAAGTTGTTAATTTGTTGAATCGTATCGTTACATCAAAGAGAATTAAAGATGAACATATATCATCTATGCTGAAATATTATGAATTGATTGGAAATTTGCAGAGGAATTACAAATGAAATTGATAGATATTATTTCAGAAGATTTACGTAAATGGTTCGGCAAAGGTGGCAAAGGTTCATCAACAGGAGGTGGTTGGGATAGATACAACTCAAAGGGCGAGAAGGTAGGAAAATGTGGTGATGCAAAGGAGGGCGATCCATATTCAGCGTGTCTTTCAAAAGAGAAGGCATCTAAATTAGGAAAAAAGGGAATTGCGTCATTTGTAAACAGAAAACGCGCAGCACAGAAAAAAGGCGGTGATTCTAAAAAAGGCGGCGAACAGAAAAAAGGCCAGAAACCTATATATGTTAAAACTGGAGCATGATGTTAACAGAAAAAAATAAACCAACAGATCCTGAAAAATGGGCATATTACAAATCACAAGCAAAGAAAAAGTTTGATGTTTATCCATCTGCATATGCAAACGCATGGGCAGCCAAAAAATACAAAGCTGCAGGTGGGGGTTGGAGAAAGGATGAAGAAATAGAGGATGTTGAAGAACAAAATACAACAGCAGGAGCTGGAGGTGAATATCAAACACCAAACGCATTTGCAGGATCTAAATCAAAATGGAAAAAGAGAGTACCAAAAGGATATTCAGAACCGTCATTGTACTATGAACACATTCTTGAAAATCTACACGACATATTAAATGAAGTATCATATAATGATTTTAAAAATGATTCAAGCGCAACAACTCGACAAAAAATCAATAAAAGTATTAAAGAAATTTCAAATCAATTATATGAAATGGAACGTTCATTAAATAGAGTGATGAAGCTTAAGACTGAAGTCGGTGCAGACCAAACGGTATTTTTTAAATCGACTATCCAAAAATTTGGAAAAATTGGTGAGCGTCTATTGCGTATTGGCAATAAAATAAGAGAATTTAGTAAATAAAAAAAATAGAATAAACTATGAACAAGCAAGAATTATTTGAAAACATGAGTGAGTTATGGAACAATTTCCAAGAATGTCACAATGGAACAACAAAAAAATCACAGCAACAAGCTAGAAAGGCAATTGGTGAATTGAAAAAGTTGGTAACAGATTACCGAAAGTGTAGCGTTCAAGAAGAAAAATCAGGAAAATAGAATGAATACATTAACAGAAAATTACAAACGATTCTTTAAAGAAAACCTTAATGAAGCACAAATTCCTAGCAACATTCGAAAATTTGCAAAGGAAAGGGGTGTTCTTAGAGATGTACAACAAATTGCTCGCTGGGCTGAAAAGGCTGGTGAAAGAATTGTAGGTGGAACTGCAATCGGTAGAGGTTATGATACTTTAGTATTGGATCTTACCTACGACGGATCAGAGATTTACTTTGATACTGATGAAGGAACAATTGAAGTTAATGGTCAACCTGTTGATAGTTGGGAATCTTTTAGTAAAGCAGTTAATGAATCGGTTAATGAAGAGACTAAAGTCAATGAGGAATATGTTGAAGTAATGGATATGCCTAAGATAGCTAACGCACTAGGTGAAATTCAAATACAATGGGAAAAATGGAAAAACGGTCCACTTACGGAACCGAGTGATATACGACCAGCACAAAAAGAACTTAAAGGTTGGATAGATCGTTGGTTCAAACAAAATATTAAATAATGCCAGCTCAGAGTAAAGCACAAAGAAGAAAAAGCAGGAAAATAGAATGAATACATTAACAGAAAATTACAACCGATTCTTTAAAGAAAACCTTAATGAAGCGGTTAATGAAGAGGCAGACGAATTCGAATTCACGGATGAAGAATTAGAAGAATTAAAGGATGAAAAAAATGAGGTAGCCGATATTTTAATTTCTAAAATTGAGCAATATAGAGACTCTGGTCCCGACTTATTGACGGGTGAGTTTCTAGAGCAATTCACGACTTTCATCGAGAATGTGATGCTTTCGGATTTTTAAGAAGTCTGCTATAAATAAGATTAAGAACAATAACTGGGTAATTGATGAAGAAATTATTAGTTGAATATATGCCATTTAAATATAATCATTCCAGAATTATGGAATCGGTTACACAAAATCCTGGTCGATTTATTGTAGAGGGCGTCCTACAAAGGGCAGAAGCAAAAAACCAAAACGGCAGGGTTTATCCTCGACAAATATTAGAACGAGAAGTGCAGAGATATAAGCAAGTCGAAATTGCTGAAAATAGGGCTTTAGGAGAACTCGACCATCCAGATTCTAATATTGTTAATTTAAAAAATGTATCGCATAATATTTTGGATTGCTATTGGAACGGTGATGATTTATATGGCAAAGTTGAGATATTAGACACGCCGTCAGGTAATATACTTAAAAATTTATTTAAAGCGGGTGTAACAGTCGGGATTAGTTCTCGTGGAATGGGTTCTGTAAAGCAATTGGATGAAGTGACAGTAGAAGTGCAACCAGATTTTGAATTAGTCTGTTGGGATTTTGTTTCAAATCCAAGCACACATAATGCTTTTATGAAGCAAGTAAATGAGTCGGTTCAAATATCAAACGGATCTAATAATATGGCTCATGAATTAATTCGAGATATAATATGTGAACTGTCAGGCGTTTGTTGTATACAATAAGGAATTTAAATGGATATTAAAAAAAGAATAGCGGAAACAATAAAAGATGTAGTAACAGAACTACCAGTTGATAAAACAAGAAAGGAGAAATTTTTAGAGTCTTGTAAAAACTACCCACATCTTCGCGAAGGCTTCCTAACAGATGATGAGTTAATTAGGAGAAAAAATGAAATTTATGAAATTGTAGAAATGGCAGAAGCAATTATCATGGAGCAAGGTGATGAGTGGTTTGATAAAGTTACTATATCGCGTGATATGAAAAATTTGAAAGAGGCATATAAAGTCTTGGAAAAATCCTGCAATGAAATGGTTCAACTTAATCAACGTTTTAATGGGGCGTTTGATGATATTGGACAAAAGCTATCTCGATATTATCCGGTAGGTGGTATTATGAAACCAACAATACAAACTGAATCTGTTAATTCTGATAAAAACGGGTCTCTTTTTGATAGAATAAAACCGCAGGAAAGATGGTGGGAAAATGATCCAGAAGATTTAATGGCTTATCTTTATTGGTTAAAAAGATCTTTACCGCCGGTTGACCCTAGAAAGAAAAAGAGAGAGTGGTTAAAAATTATGGATCAACTTGCTGCTAAACATAAAGCTCCTTATAAAGATTTTAGTAGATTAGCAAAACATACGTTTGAAAGCGTAGAAGAACAAATAATCGACTCAGTAAATGGAGTAATAGCACACGGAGATGATTTAGACGTAGGGCATCAAGACGATGAACCAGGTATGTTAAAATCAACTTCTTACGAAATAGCAACTTATGCTGCTAGATTATATAAGAAATTATCTAAGTATGACCAATTAGATGGAGAAGTAGATTTTCCTAACTGGTGGCAATCAAAGTTAATCTTAGCAAAAGATTACGTATCAAAAGCATACCATTATTTAGATTCAGAAGAAAAACAACCTATTATTGATAAGTTAGCTCTAGAGCATACTTTAAGTGAAGCAAAATATAATACAGTAGAAAAAGTATTAAAGAAGTTAGGTAGGAGACCATCTGAACAAGAATTAGCATCCTTTATTACAAAAAATTATTATGATGTTACTGGAGTTAAAAGAGGGGATGATGATCCTTCTCAGAATGAAAAGATTGTAGATTTAATATCATTTTATAATTTTGATCCTGCTGATTTTGAAATTGCATGGCATGATGCGCAAAATGAATCAGTAAATGAAGCAAGTGGTGAGTTTGTTGTTTATGTTGAAAAAGATAATGGTAGAAAGAAACTTCTTCATACCAAGAAATCTCAACGTGCGGCCAATATGTTTATGTCTAAAAATATGGATAAAATCCTAAATACATCAGGTATAAGAAGTATTGGTAGTATGAGTAAAGACGAATGGGAAAAGAAAGAAGCACAGTTTGCAGAAAATATCAAGAAAACAGGTATGAAAACTGTAACTAAAAAAGAATCAGTAAACGAATCAACACCAGACCAAGTAATCAAAGATTTGGACAAGGCTAAAAATGATTTACTTAAAAAAGTAGATGCTTTGATTGCTAAGAAAAAGAAACTTTACTCTGATGTAGATATTGAAGCACCTATGAGTGCGGATGAGAAAAAGTTGGATAAGGATATTGCAGATTTATTCTCACAAATAAATAAATTGGTTCTTCAAAAGAGAAGTGTAAAGAAAGAATCCGTAAATGAAGGTATTTGGCCAAAATCAAAATTATCTGATAGATTCCAATTTATATTGGGAGATGCATTAAGAAAGAATTTTAAGGGTATGTTTTATGTAATCGATCACGATTTATACCGTAATGATAAAAAGGTACTAACAATCAGCGATAATGATTCGGTAAATTCTGTAATTAAAAAATTAAAATCTAAACTCAAAGAATCCGTAAACGAAGCAACCAAATACAAAGTAGGACAAAAAACGCCAGTAGGTAAAATCATTGGAACAAGTGTTTGGGGTAAAGGAAGAAAACAAGAGTGGTTTTATGATGTTCAAAAACCAGGTCATTCACCTAAACAATATAGTGAGAAATCATTAGATAAAATAATGGGTGAATCAGTAAACGAAGGGCCTGATAAAATCCAACAGTTTGATGATGTTCATATCAAATCAAAAAATTTAACTGGTACAGTTTATTCAATCAAAGGAAACGATGTGGTTGTGAACACTCTTAAAAAGGGATTGGTAAAAGCCAAAATGGATGATTTAACTAAACTATTCACTGATGGGGTAAACGAAGCTTACGATAAGCGTGCATACGATTTTGCACCTGCAAGTGATAAAATTGACGAAGCTCGCTCAATAGGAGTGGTACAGAGGGAGTGGGGGAAAACAGTTGATAAAATGAAGTCCATTGTTGCAGATTGGAAAGGTGCCGAGGGTTCTAAAAAAGATGCTTTAACAAAGAAATTAAAAGACCTGACAAAAAAGAAAAAAGAATTGGAACAGGAATTAAATGATGCAGTGATGTCAAAAGGTATAAATCAAGAATTAAGTGCAGTTGATGAAGCAGCAAACGACTACCAGGTTTATCATAATCAGTATTCATCTGCTATTGACGAGGTTGAGAAATATGCAAAGTTAAGAGGATATGACCTCGACCAAGAAGAATATGGTAGTGCATATGACAATGCATTTTTTAAGCCTAAAGAGGGTTCCACTAAAAGAGATACTTTAGCACTCTACAAAAACGGCAAGGAACAGAAAAAAGCCTTACATATTCAAATCTACGGAATGGGTGGTAATAAGTATGAATTAAATATGTACATTAACTAATCAAACATCTTAAAATTAGCTATGAACAATAAAGACCGAATACATGAAAAATTAAAAAAGATTGTTGAATTGATGACACGCGACCTCTTAAAAAAATCAAAAAACGAGGATTCTTCTGCTATTATGAAATCACAACAATTTAAAAACAAGAGCTTATCTATAGCTCTTGAAGATGCTATTGAAGATGCTGCAGTTGGGATGGAAATGCACATTGATGAAAATTATGGAGAAATGACCAAGGAAGATTTTATGAATGGGTGGTATTCAATATATGACGCAATGGAAAAACGGGTTACTAATATTACTAAAAATTTGTCATAATTATTAATAGTTTTAAATTACAAAAAATGAATAAAAATAAGAAACGACACCAAATGCAACTCAGTGGTGGTATTGGTGCTAATGTTGTTGATGGGGATTTACAATCGGCAATTCGATTCTGGAAACAGGATTTAAAAATGTCCAAAAAAATTGAAACACTCTATAATAATAGAGAATACACAAAACCATCTACAAAAAGAAAACGCACCCTGGATGCAGCAAAATATCGAAACAAATTCAAAACAAATATATAATGTTACAAGTCAATTACCATAATACAGAAAATGATCAAATCTACGAAAATGCTATTTTAAAGGTTCATAAAATAATACTTTCTGAAAAGGTGGTAGAAAAGTATGTTAGTGTAGATGACTCATTACATTTGACGTATGTTAAACAACCGGAAGCATCAGCAATGATATATGTATATCCGGACAAGGAATCCAGGGAGCGCTACATTACACCGCTGGATGTATTCACATTCACGTTTGATTATGATATTAACGAGGGAGAAAATATCTACAAATCCGCTTATATAGCTATACAAGAACTCAGTCGATTTAGTGGATCCGAGTTTGTTGATTGCTAAAAAAACAGCGATAATATTCAGTTTTTTCTAAAAAAGCAGTGTTTCTTATTTTTAAATACTATATATATAGTATAAATATTGGATCCTCAATATCCAATTTAACTAATTTCAAACCACACATTAAGATTCTCCAATAATCTTATATTACAAATAAGGAATTTTTGTATTATGGAACTGAATTCACAATTATTGAATGAAGCCGTAGCAGATGCTAAAGCGATCCGGGAAACCGCGGTACAAACAGCAATTGCACGTTTAACTGAAACATTCGAACCAACAGTTCGAGAATTAATCACAACTAAATTATCTGAAGAAGAAGATGAGATGGAAGATGAGATGGAAATGGAACCAGAAGCTCCAGACACTGATGTTATGGATATGGAACCAGAAGCACCAGCTCAAGAAGCTCCAGAAGCACCAGCTCCAGAAGCTCCAGCTGCAGAAGACCCTGAACTCGATGAACTTGAAGAGTTGCTAAGGGAACTCGAAGCAGAAGATTCTGTAGAAGAAATGGCTGATATGGATGAATATGATGTTGATCTTGAAGAGGCAATGGACGGTGAAAACCGTGATATGCAAGATGTTCAAGATGAAGAGGATGATATTGTCACTGAAGCAGATTTAGATGAGATTATAGCAGAGCTGGAAGGTTCTGATATGGATGATGATATGGATGATGATATGGATGAGGAAGTTGAGC